AAGGAGAGTGATATGTCTATGACAGAATTATTGACAATGATCGGGATAGAGAATGCAACAAAAGCGGTGACAGCTTTGCTGATCTTCATCAGTGCTTGCGCATTTCTCACATCACTGGTCACAGAAGGACTGAAGTGCATCAAGAAAATTGATAGCCTTCCAACCAAGCTTGTGTGCTACATCGTGGCAATCGTACTCACGACACCAGTGATGTGTGCGATGATGGCATTCATGAAAATGCCGATTGAGTGGTACATGGTCTTTGGATCGTTCCTGGCTTCGTTCGTAGTGGCGAAGGTCAGCATGAGCGGATGGGATGATGTGAATGAACTCTTTGACAGGCTATTCAGAACTAAGTAAGGCGGTGGTCATATGGATTATGTGATTACCTTCTCGGATGTGATGGCAGCTGTTATCACATTAGGACTTGGTGCTATTGGCTTCTTCATGAAGCGTTGGATCGGCAACGTGGAACAGGGGAGCAAGGCACTGCAACAGGCACTAGAAAATACAACAGATTCGCTGAATAAAAAAATCGAACAGGGCAACAGAGACATTCAGGAAATAATTCAGAAGAATGATGAAAAGGTGAATGAGCGAATCGACAAACTGGAAGAAAAGACTGGTAAGGACATCCAACATATCAAGCAGGAAATCAATGATATCAAGGGTGATTTTGCCACAACCTTCGTACTCCGTGAGGACTTCTTCCGATCAATGAACGGAGTGGAGGACAAAATCAAGGGAATGGATAACAAGCTTGACAGGCTGCTCTTGATGGGAAAAGAAAAATAAGTGAGGTGAGGAACATTGACAGACATGGAACAGGCAGAGATCAAACAGAACAAAGCAATCAGGGGATACATCATCAGATGCCTGGTAAAAGGATTTAACAACACAGCACTGACTAGACAGATTTCTAATTCGATGATGGCAGCTGGTCTCATCGTTTCCCCGGATATCAGCAAGTATCTGGACTATCTTCAGGGAGCAGGATACATCGAGTTCACAGCTGAAAAGGTCACAGCCTACACAGCTTATGCAAAAGATGCAGTCATCAAGCTCACCAAAGAAGGAGTTGACCTTGCTGAAGGAACAACTGAAGATGCAGGAGTTGATGTCTAATGGCAAAAAAGAGGACACGGACAAGAGTATCTTCAAAGATTGATGAGCTCCCTGAAGAGTTGAGAGTGAAAGTTGATGTGATGCTTGCTGACACATCGAATACTTATGAATATATCAGCCAGTACCTGAAACAGGAAGGCTATGAGATATCTAAGTCAAGCGTTGGAAGATATGCTATGCGTTCTAACACCGCGACACAGAGACTACTTGAGGCACAGGCACAGACCGAACAGCTCATCAGAGTTGTGAAAGACAATCCCGATGCAGATTATACAGAAGCTGCAATCATGCTGACCATGAATGGATTGGTCAATAAGGTGGCAACAGCAGAGGAGGAGTTCCAGGAGATGCCACTGGACAAAGCAGCAGGTAGGCTCATTGCTTCGCTGTCCAGGACAAAGGTCTATAAGGACAGAGTAAGACAGGACATGAAAAAGAAGGCAGATATTGCCTTCAAAGAAATGGAAACAGAGATGATGAAGGTCATCAAGAATGATCCACAGTCAGCGGAACAGCTGAAGGATATTCTGACAAGAGCGAAGGAGAGGATGATGGAAGATGATTGATCTTGACGATTGGATCAGAGAACTGGATGAAGAACCGGATAGAGAAATCATTGACCATGCAGCATATCAGGAGCAGCTCTTCAGTGAGTATGTCATCCGTGGTGATGATAACAAGGAAAAACGAGAGGAACTTCTGAAGAGGTTTAAGGATGGGGAAACGCTTTCCGGTGAAAAAGGACTTCGGAAGGAGCTTGCAGCATTTGACCTTGGATATTTTGGAAGAGCTTATCTATCACACTATTTTGTCAGAAAGTCACCTGCATTCCATGAGGAACTGGATGCGATATGGGAAAGCGGAGTCATGAAATCAAAGAATCCGTTGAAATGCGCAAAGGAAATCTCAAGGATGAAGGGTTCCAGGAATGTCATAGCAGCTCCACGAGGACATGCAAAGAGTACAAATCTTACATTCAAGGATTCACTACATGCCATTGTGTACGGATACAAGCATTATATCCTCCTGTTATCTGATTCTTCGGATCAGGCAGAGGGATTCCTGGATGAAATCAAGACAGAACTGGAAGAGAATGCAGACCTGATTGAAGATTTTGGAAGCCTGAAGGGTGATAAGACTTGGAGATCAAACGGTATTCTCACCAAAAATGACATAAAAGTGGAAGCTATCGGCTCCGGAAAGAAAGTCCGTGGTCGAAAACACAGGAACTGGAGACCAGACCTCATTGTTTTGGATGATATCGAAAATGATGAGAATGTAAATACACCAGAGCAGAGAAGAAAGCTGAAGTCATGGTTTGAAAAAGCTGTGTCAAAGGCAGGAGATACCTACACAGATATCATGTATATCGGAACAGTTCTCCATTATGATTCTCTTCTTAGCAATGTCCTTCAGAACCCAAGATATCATGCAAAGAAATACCGAGCAGTTATCTCCTGGTCGAAGAATCAAAGCTTGTGGGATGAATGGGAATCCATTTACACGAATCTATTCAATGAGAGCCATGAGATTGACGCACAGACATACTTCGAGGCAAATCGTGAGGAGATGCTCGAAGGAACAGAGGTCTTGTGGGAAGACAAGCTATCCTATTATGACCTGATTGAAATGAAGGTAACAGAGGGAGAGGCTTCCTTCAATAGTGAACTTCAGAATGAGCCGATTGATCCTGATAATGCAACATTCAATGAGGAATGGTTCGACTGGTATGAGCCGGAGCTGATGGACTGGAAGAGTTCAGAGTTCGTATTCATTGGATCAAATGACCCTTCACTGGGTAAGAATAAGAAATCAGATACCAGTGCCATTATTAACCTGGCACTGTCAACAAAAACTGGATACATGTATGTGGTGGATGCTTCGATCGAGAAGAGAAAACCTGACATCATCATTGAGGATGTGTTCGAGATCAACCGCAGACTGAAAAGAGACTATTCAAAAGGATTTTACAAGTTCGGTGTTGAGACGGTACAGTTCCAGTATTTCTTCAAGGATGTCATGGCGCAGAGGTCGGCGGAACAGGGAGAGTACCTTCCAATCGAGGAGATACAGAGCCTGTCCAATAAGGTTCTTAGAATTGAATCACTTCAGCCAGTCATCAAAAATAAGTATCTGAAATTTAACAGGGAGCACAAGACACTGATTAAGCAGCTGACAGAGTTCCCAATGGGAAAGAATGATGATGGACCTGATGCGCTTCAAATGGCTGTGCAGCTTGCACAGAGTATCAAGGGAATTGTCACAAGTACCAAGTACAAGAGTGTTATCAAAAGAAAGTTCCGTATGGGTAAAGGTGCCTACTAGGGGGTGAATGGAGTTGGCAAAGAAGAAAAAGAAGATCGTAAAAGAGCAGCCGTTCAATCCGGAAGTAGACACTGGACTTGGAAGACCAGTCAGGTCAAGGGTGGCGGTTGGAGATGTAAATGATAAGTATTCAACCTATCCATCCAATGGACTGACACCAAGACGGCTTGCAAGAATCTTCAGAGCAGCGGATGAGGGAGATGTATCTGAACAGATGGAACTCTTCGAGGAAATGGAAGAGAAGGATACACACCTGTTCTCACAGCTTCAGACAAGGAAACTTGCAGTCACTGGACTTGACTGGGAAGTTCAATCGTTCAGTGATGATGAGAGAGATAAAGAGATTGCAGAGTTCATTGATGAGCAGCTGAAAGGAATTGAGAACCTAGATGATATTTTTATTGATATGCTCGATGCCATTGGTAAAGGCGTGAGCGTCATGGAGATTGAGTGGGGACTTGATTCAGACCTGACAAACATCATTGAAAATATTGAGTACGTTCATCCTAAAAAACTGATCTGGGACTTCCAGACAGATGAAATGAAGATATGCACAAGAGAGTTCCCTTCAGGAACATCTCTTCCGGAAAATAAATTCGTGGTACATAAGTACAAGGCAAGGTCAGGACATACAAGCAGAGCAGGAATCCTCCGAGTTGTTTCATGGATGTATCTATTCAAAAATTATGATGTGAAGGACTGGGTGGCATTCTGTGAAGTGTTTGGTATGCCTCTCCGACTTGGAAAGTACAGTGCAGCTGCTTCAGATGATGATAAGAAGGCATTGATGGAGGCTATCTACAGCCTTGGAACAGATGCAGCCGGAATCATACCGGATTCCACGATAGTTGAGTTCATCGAGAGCCAGAAGACAACAAGTGTTGAAATCTATGAGAAGCTTGCAAGATATTGTGATGAGCAGATCAGTAAGGCTGTCCTTGGACAGACACTATCCTCTGATTCAGGGGGAGGATCATACGCACAGGGTAAAGTTCACAATGAGGTCAGACATGACCTGACAGTAGGAGATGCGAAAGCATTGGCTGTGACAGTCAGGAGAGACATTATCAGACCATTAGTGGAGTATAACTTTGGATATGATGCTGATGTTCCATTCTTCACGTTTGACTGCCAGGAGGCAGAAGACCAGAAAGAAACAGTTGAAATTTATAAGACCCTAGCTTGCGATATGGGACTTGAAATACCAAAGAGTCACATATACAAGAAATTCAATATACCAAAACCTGAAGATGGGGAAGAGGTTCTCCATCCAAGACTTGTAACAGAGACAAGAGAGCCACATCTTCCAATGGATGATGGTGAGGAAAAGAGTCTGAAGGATGAAACAGGACAGACAGAGCAGGAACAGGTTGACCTGATGGCAGCTGAAGCACAGAAACAGGCAGAGAAGGCATTTCATGAAATGCTGAAGCCTATTCTCAATATGCTTGACACAACGGACAATCTGGAAACTCTCCGGGAGGTTCTAAAGGATAAGAAGGAAATCAAGAAGCTTTATGAGCAGATGGATTCTCCTGAACTGGAAGACATTCTTCATCAGGCTATTTATCTGTCAGAGCTGATGGGAAGGAGCATGGAATGAAAAAAGCTGAATATGGACTCACAGGTGACTTCATATTCAAGGAGGCTGTTGAGTTCCTGAAAAAGAAGACACCACTGACATCAGTGGAATACCGGGCAATCAGTGATGAGTGCAAGGGGAAGGCTTTCACAGTATCAGGATATACAAGCCTTGAAGTGCTTCAGAAGTTCCTTGATGAACTGACGGATGCTTGCGAACAGGGTAAGACAAAGAAGGACTTCATGGATACCATGAATGACTTCCTGGAACGAAACGGATATGAAGGACTGAATCCATTCAATGCAGATGTGATATTCAGAACCAACATGCAGACAGCTTATAATGCAGGACACTATAAGAGCATGACAAATCCCACAACAAAGAAGTTAAGACCCTTTTGGAAATATATCACGGCAGGGGATGGAGAGGTAAGGGAATCACATGCACAGATGGAAGGAAAGATATATCCGGCAGATGACCCTATATGGGATATCTGGTATCCACCAAATGGGTTTCGATGCAGATGTACAGTGGTCAGTCTGACAAAAGCACAGGCAGAGAGGGAAAAGGAACACATCAGCAAAGGTCTTCCTTATGATGTGGACTATTCCACAGGAGAGATACTGTACCAGTATCCTGACAAAGGATTCTCAAACAATCCTGCAAAAGATACCTGGAAACCTGATCTGACAGGAGTGGATTCCAACCTGAAGAGTGCATTCAGGGAGAGAGAAAAAGGGAAATGATGTCAGAATAGGACAGAAACAAAATCAAGCCGTTTTGAGCGAATCGGTGTCCACTAGGGTAGGAATTTCCACCGAGGAACAAAAAACACCGTTATAACGCGTTATAACGCTATTAGAAAGGCAAATAAAGAGGAGCTGATGGCATGAGTAAATTTATTGTGTGCTCCGGTGACACAGTTGATGTTGATGGAGTACCAAAAGAAATCAAGATTCTTCCTCTTGGTCTCGTTCATTCACAGAAGGGTGACTTCAGTGTGGATGATGAGAGCGTGGAAATGATAAGACAGCAATTCAAAGACCGAAAGCTTGACCTGGTGATTGATTATGAACATCAGACGCTGAAGGACATCCAGGCTCCTGCCGGAGGATGGATCAAAGACATTTATAAAGGTGATGATGCTGTCATAGCCAAGGTTGAGTGGACACCAAGAGCTGAAGAATATCTGAAGAACAAAGAGTATAAGTATCTCTCACCTGTTGTGATGGTGAGAAAAAAGGACAGGAAAGCAATGGCAATCCACTCTGTTGCCCTGACCAACACTCCAGCTATTGATGGAATGTTCCCTATGGTGAACTCCATTGATATAGAGAATATTGACGAAAACGAGGAGGAAACAAAAATGGACTTAAAAGAGTTAGCAGTTATGCTCGGACTTCCTGAAACCGCAACAGAGGATGAAGTGAAGGAAGCAATCTCCGCAGCAAAGAAAGCAGCTGAAGACAAGGCAAAAGCCGAACAGACAAAACCAGGTGAGAAGATGGAAGAGAATGCAGACAAAGGTGGAGCAGGATGCGAACCAGTTGCAAATTCTGTTGTGCTTTCACTTCTTGGTCTGAAGGAAGATGCTAAGACCGAGGATGTTGCAGCAGCTGTCATGTCATTGAAGGCAGGTGGAGCTGATGCGGAAATGATCGCACTCAAGAAGGAACTGAAGGAGCGCAATGCGGATGATCTCGTTCAGATGGCACTCAAAGATGGTAAGATCACGGCTGCACAGAAGGAATGGGCGAAAGCCTATGCTCTTAGTGACAAAGAAGGATTCAAGTCCTTCCTGGACAAAGCTCCTGTTGTTGTTCCACAGGGAAAACTTGACCTGAAGGATGCACCAAAGAGTGAAAAGGCAGAATATGACACAGCCATTCTGAAGAACTGTGGCATCTCCGAAGAGGATGTCAAAAAATATTTCAAAGAGGAGGACTAATTCATGGACAGAGTAGGAAATGAAAAAATGGGATCAATGGAATTGAACATCCCAGTAGCAGCATCAACAACAATTACAGAGGCTCACATGGTAGCAATCAATTCTGATGGATATGCAGTGGAAGCTTCCAAAGCTGAAGGTCTCAATGTTGCAGGTTGCGCAATGAGATACACAGAGAACGAAGGTGCAGCCGGAGAGGAAATGGTTTCGGTAAGAAGAGGAGCTTTCGTATGGAACAATGACGGAACAATCGAGAACACAGACATCCTGAAGGAATGTTATGTATCAGATGCACAGACAGTAACCATCACAGCAGAGGGTTCCAGTAAGGCAGGAGTGATCCTTGCAGTAGAAGACGATGGTGTCACAGTAGAAATGTTGTAGGAGGAGACAAACATGTTAGTAAACCAGGCAAATTTGAGAGGGCTTAATGTAACATTTTCAACCGCTTACAATAAAGCCTTTGACGGAGTAAAGAGCAATTATGAGAAGATCGCCACAACAGTTCCAAGTACAACCGCAGAGACAGACTACAAATGGCTCGGTCAGTTGCCACAGATGAAGGAATGGATTGGCGAAAGAGAGATTCAGAAGATGGCTGCATATGGCTACAGCATCAAGAACAAGAAGTTTGAGATGACTGTTTCCGTTCCAAGAGATGATATTGAGGATGACCAGTATGGAGTATATACACCATTATTCTCCAACATGGGAGAAGCAGCTGCGGAACATCCTGATACATTGGTATTTGATGCAATGAAGAACGGATTCACAGAGAAGTGTTATGACGGTAAAGCATTCTTTGCAACAGATCATCCATCAGGAGAGGGCGGAAAGACACCAACAAGCAATATGTCACACTTGAAGCTTTCCGCAGATTCTTATGAGGCAGCTCGTACCGCTATCATGAGCGTGACAGGTGACAAGGGAAAGAGCCTCAATCTTGTTCCAAACCTTCTTGTGGTATCACCGGCAAATGAGAAGGCAGCAAGATTGATCCTCAAAGCAGATCAGATTGAGGGAACAACCAATGTCTACAAGGACACAGCTGAATTGATGGTTGCGACAGAGCTTGCAGACAAACCTGATGCATGGTTCTTGTTATGCACCAATAAATTCCTGAAACCATTCATCTTCCAGAAGAGAAAACCAGTCAAGCTCACAGCTTTGACAAAGGATGATGATGAAAATGTATTCATGAGAGATGAGTTCATCTGGGGGGCTGATGGTCGTTCCAATGCCGGATATGGCTTCTGGCAGATGGCATATGGTTCTGATGGAACTGCTCAAGGCTAGGATGGTGAGATAGATGGCATATTGTACCGTTAGTGAAGTGCTTGACATGCTGAAGACAGATATGATGAATGTCATCATCGGAGATGATTATATCGAGGATGAGCAGGAGAGAATCAAGGCGATTACTCCATTAGCAGAACAGGCTGTCAGTGATGCAGAGGCAGAGATTGACGGATACTTGGCGAAACGGTACAAGGTGCCGTTCACCAAGACACCGCAGGTCATCAATAAATTTGCGAAAGATATCGCCCTCTACAACCTGGTATCAAGGAAGGGTGTTGATGAGTCGGAAAGAGAGAAGACATATCTGACAAGATATAATTCAGCAATCTCCTTTCTGACGAAGGTCGCAGAGGGAAAGATAGACATTGGAGTCTCTGAAAAAAGCACAGAGGATGCTGCAAAGAATGGCTTTTCCATGAAGAGCTCCGAGCGTCTGTTCACAAGAGGAAGCATGAGAGGATGGTGAGAGCATGTCTTCTGTATCAGTAAGACTGGAAGGAGACACAGATCAGCTGCTCGAACGCCTGAAGAGTATGCAGAATGTGGACAAGGTAGGAGTCATGAATGCCATTGCTGAAGGCTTGAGGACTTCCACTGTTGAGCGTTTCCGTTCGGAGGAGTCTCCTGACGGACATAAGTGGGAGCCTTCCATAAGAGCACAGCAGAAGGGTGGCAAGACGCTGACCAAGACAACAGCACTGAAAACATCAATCAAATCCCAGGCAGATGAGTCTGGTCTTGCAGTTGGAACGAATCTGGTATATGCAGCTACTCACCAGTATGGTGATGAGAGAACTATCAGGGCAAAGAATAGTAAGTATTTACGTTTCCAGATAGGAGACCGTTGGGTCAGCGTTCCTTCCGTTCGGGTAAATATTCCGGCAAGACCGTTCCTTGGAATCAGTGAACAGGACAACAGGGAGATTCAGGATATCCTGGAAGAAATTTTCGAGGAATAACACATGAAAGTAGAAAGGGACTTTTTAGTCCAGACGCTGAAGGATGCAGGAGTCAAAGGAAAGATTCATGAATCCATGAAGAGTCTGAAGAACTGCAATGAGATTCACGTAGGAGCTGTCCTGCGGATCGGCGAGAAGTTCTCTCGTTCAGGCTCAAAGAAAAAATACACAGACCAAGAGGGGCAACGGAAACAGAGGAACCGCCTGTTTGACAGGACAACCACTCTGCATGTTGTCATTGCAGACTCGGATGAGGACAAAGTTGAGGATATACTCACGAAGTTCCTGAAACAGATTGCCAAAGGACTTGAAGTTGATGGGAACTGGGTTGGCATCGAGCTTGGTGATGCGGACTGGGTAGAAGGGGATGACAGCATCCTGAAGAGCAAAATTGCAGTTGAATTTGATGTCACATTAACAGGTGGCGTTTACACAGATATAGACCTGAAGGGTGTCAATATTGGCAGTATCGGGTCAGGCAATTAGGAGGAACCAAGATGGCAGAGAATAAAGCAAAAGAATATAAAGCCATTGAAGAACTCAAAGGCATCCATAACACTTCGGATGCAGTTTTTGAGGGAGTCAAGGCTGCAAACGGTTGGAAGACCGGAAAGATGGTAACGGTGGCAGAATATGAAAAGGCTGTCACAGCATTCGGTAAAGCACCGATTGATGGAAGAGAGGTGAAAAAATAATGTTCAGTGAAGTAAATGCAACAATTATTGATGGTAACCTTGGAAAGAACAGCTCCACAGGAACAGGAGTCCAGATCAAGATTGGTGTTGGAACACCAGTCAGCGAAAACCCTGTCCTTATAACGAACTCCATGAAGGTTGATGAAATCAAGAAAAAGCTTGGATATACGCCTCTTGCTGATTCCTGCATTGATGCAACAGAAAATGGTCTGAAGACCATCTATGCGCTTCCGATGAAAGCGGATGTTGATGGAGAAATCGGTGAGGTGACAAAGACAGGAGAAAGCAAGGGTACTTTCAAGGTAACAGGAAAGCCAAACAATGCGTATGACATGGTGGTGAAGATCACAGAGACAGGTGATACAAACGAAGGAAGCTTCGCTTATTCCATTGATGGAGGAAACACCTTCGGAGAGGACATCACAATCCCTCTTGGTGGAACATACGTGGTACCAGGAACCGGTCTCACCCTTTCCTTTGAGGATGTTCAGACAGAGGAGAAGTCATTTATTGCAAATGATGCGTATTCATTCGCTACAACATCACCAACAATGAACAATGCAAGTGTTCTGAAAGCAGTGGAAAGACTCATGACATTCAATATGCAGTATGAGTTGATCCACGTTGTAGGTGTGTCAAGTAAAACACTCTGGGCTGCACTTCAGACGGAAGCTGATGTGTTCATGAATACCTATAAAAAGCCTGTTCTCTTTGTATGTGAAGGAAGAGGCGTTCAGGAGAAGGAGACTCTTGAAGAGTATCTGGAAGCAATGACAGCAGAGAGAAAAGGAATCAGCAGCAGATATGTGTGTGTATGCCTTTCCGTTGCGTCTTATGTAAGAAAAGACCTAAGAACACAAAGCATCAACATGGCAGGTGTTGTCACTGGTCTGCTTGGACAGGCAAAAGAAAGCCTGTCTATCGGATGCGTAAAGCAGTTCCCTGTTAGCTCTGCAAAGCTTCTGAAACTTCTTCCTGAAGGAATTGAAGAATACAGTCAGGTACTTGATGAACTTGGATATACGGTTTTCAGACAGTATAACGGACTCGAAGACTTTTATGTGTCCAATGCAAATGTTATGTCTCCTGCATCCAGTGACTTCACATATGTAGAAAATGTGAGAGTTCTCAACAGACTTGTCCGTGGAGTGTGTCAGAAGGCAGCAGAGAACATCCAGGCAGAGGTAGACCCGAATGATCTGGAAGGATCAGTGAAACCAATGGAAGCAGAGTTGAACATTCCGATTGAAGATGCTATTAGAGATAAGATCATCAGCTCCGGAGAGGTAACAATCGACACAGAGGATGTGAACATCCTTGTGGATGAGACACTGAATGCACATATCGAGTATGTACCAATGGGTACAACCAGAACGTTCAATCTTGACTTCGCAGTGAATAATCCATACCGCTCATCCAGCGAGCAGTAGTGAAGAAAGGAGAACAACAACATGGCATTGATTAACGGAAAAGTATATGACTGGAACAGTGTGACTATCAATGTATCCGGTATGGAGAACATTGAACTTCAGGAAATTTCCTACGATGATGAGCAGGAAGTTGATCCTGTCTATGGAAAAGGCGGGAAGATTCGAGGATATGGAACTGGTAATCAGAAGAACTCCGTGAAGCTTTCTATGCTCCGTGAGGACTTTAATGAGATGACTAGAGTTATCAAATCAAAGGGATATAAAAACTTCTATAAGTACATGGTTCCAAAAATCACAGTAAGCTATGCGGATGACGGAGCTGCAACATCAACCGACATCATCACAAATGTGAAATTTTCAAAGAGATCATTGAAAGCAGCACAGGGAGATAAATCTATGAAGGTTGACCTGGACGGCTTTGCCGTTGGTGGTATTAAGATCAACGGTCTTGATGCGTAACATAATCATTATTTTTGACAAAACAAGGAGGGTTCCACAATGGGAAACGAAGAAATGGCACAGGAAAGAACGATGACATCAGCTGCCACTGCATCACAGAAAGCAACTGAAACAAAAGAGGAGAGAATGGAAAGACTCCGCAAAAAGTACAAAGAGATGGATGGAAAAATCTATGAGATCACAACAACCATCCAGGAAGATGATGATGAGGAAACAGAGTTTGACTTCATCTTCAGAAAGCCAGGAGTTCCATCCTATGAGCGTTATGCGAAGCTCTCTGGAACATCAACGGTGAAGGCATTAAAAACCTTCGTACTTGATAATATCTGTGAGGAACAGAATGCAGAGTTGAAGGATACACTTGAAGAATACCCTGCAATGGGAATCAGCCTGGGTGAGAAACTTCTCAATATGCTCGGTCTTTCTAAGGATACCAGAGTAAAAAAGCTTTAGACGAATGCATAGAGCAGGTCAAAGGAAACATTGTGGAGTATGGGAAGATATTGATATACACGTATCTTCCCAAGGAACTCCTTCCGGAAAACTTTCCCGATGTGGATTTTGATGAGTTCTTCAGAATCTATGCTATGGCTGAAGTAGCGAGAGAAATGAGAATTGAGGATATCGAAGTCGGGGTAAACAAGGGATATGTGGAAGCACACCCTGACGCAGACTAGAACCCCACATCAGGATAGATTGTGGGGTTCATTTTATACCAGGACAAAATCATGAGAGGTGATTACTCAATGGGTATGGAATCAGTATATCGTCTGTCAGTAGTTCTTGGAATGAATGACGGACTAACGAGCAACCTCTCAAGCGTCACAAGCAGTGTCACAGATAGCACTAAGAAATTGAATGATGCCTTTGGAACAGTACAGAAGGCAGGAGCAGCTCTCACAGGAGTAGGAGCTGGCATCATAGGAGCAGGACTTGCAACGGTCAAGTCCACATTTGACACACAGGATGCTCTTGGAGAGCTTTCTTCATTAGGAGTAACAGACCTGAAAGCCGTGGAAAGTGCAGCAAAGAGCTTTTCTGATACATGGGCAGGCACAACAAAAAGTGATTTTATCACAGCAGCATATGACATCAAATCCGGTATTGCATCACTTACGGATGAAGGTGTGGCACAGTTTACTGAACTGGCAGCTCTTACTGGTAAGGCTACAAAGTCAACCACAGAGGAAATGGGTTCACTGTTCGCAACCGGATATGGTATATATAAGAGCTCCTATGAAGATATGTCAGACTTAGAGTTCGGGGAAATGTTCTCCGCAGGTATTTCCACAGCGGTTAAAAATTACAAGACAGCAGGATCAGAGATGGCAAGTTCAATCTCCGCACTTGGAGCAACGGCTACAAACAACAATGTACCTCTGGAAGAACAGCTTGCAATACTTGGACAGTTACAGACAACCATGAGCGGATCAGAGGCAGCAACGAAGTACAAGTCATTCCTGAATCAGGCAGCATCAGCAGGAGAAAAGCTTGGTCTTACATTTACGGATGCAAACAATAACCTGATGTCAACACCGCAGATATTGGAACAACTGAAATCCAAGTATGGAGACACCATTGATGCGGTTGAAAAGCAACAGTTGAAAGAAGCATTCGGAACGGATGAGGCGGTTGCTATGATTGACCTTCTCTATGGAGATATAGATGGTCTGTCTGGTGGAATTGACTCGATGGCAGATAGTATGAAACGAGGTACCGATGTCACACAAGAGATGGCGGAGGCAATCAACAATACGCCTGCACAGAAGTTTGAAGTATTGAAACAGCAGATACATAACAATGTGGAGGAACTTGGAAATGGTCTCCTTCCTGCGGTAAATAACACGATGGACAAGGTGAGTGGTCTCATTCAGAAAGGTTCGGAGTGGATAAGTAACAACCAAGAAACAGTACAGACAATTATGAATGTTGCAATGAAACTTGGAATTGTGCTTGTGGTACTGGGTACCGTTATCGGTGTAGTCGGAACAGTAGGAAAAGCAATCATGTCAGCAAAGACAGCCATAACAACAATGAAGACTGCTTGGACAGTATTGAGTGGAGCATTCGCTGCATCCCCTGTCGGGTGGGTGGTCATAGGAATTGTTGCATTGGTGGCAGCGTTCGTCCTTCTATGGAACAAGTCAGAGGCATTCAGGAACTTCTGGATCGGCTTATTTGAAAATGTGAAGGGTGCGGTCACACAGGCATGGAGCACACTGCAACCTGCACTGGAAAATCTAGGTCAAAACCTGATGAAACTGTACGAAGCAGCAAAGCCGATTCTTGAAATTATCGGAGTTATAGCAGGCGCAATTGGAACTGTGTTTGTCGGAACATTCGTGGGTGCAATTCAGGGCGTATTAGCCGCACTGACACCACTGACAAATGCACTGTCTAGCCTGGTCTCATTTGCGACAAATGTCGTGAGTGCGATTGTCGCATTATTTAGGGGTGACTTTTCGGGAGCTTGCGACTTTGCATCCGCAGCGGTCGATGATCTGAAAAATTTCTTCATCAACGGATTTAATGCAATTACCTCATTTATAGGCGGATTTGTAGACGGATTTTTGAACGTGGTCGGTGGTGCTCTATCAGCAATCGGAATTGATGCAAGTTCTGCAATTTCAGGAGTGAAGGAAACTGTATCAAACGGACTGAATGCGGTGAAGGGTTTCTTCGGAAATATTATGGGAGCAGCAGCTGACACAGCAAAAGAAAAATTATCCAATATCAAGAATGCCTATGAGCAGAACGGTGGTGGAATCAAGGGCGTTGTAGCAGCATCACAGGAAGCAGTAAAAGGATACTTCACATCAGGTCTGACATTTATTGACAATCTGACAGGTGGAAAACTGACAGGAATCAAGCAGAAATTCCTTGATGGAATGAATGGAGCAAAGAGTGCAGTGACAGGTGTGCTCGACAATGTGAAGTCTTCGTTCCAGTCAAAACTAGACGCTGCACATTCTGTTGTTTCAGGATTCGTTGGAAAGCTGAAGAGTGCTTTCAGTTTCAATTGGAAGCTTCCTGATCTGAAAATTCCACACATTAGTATAAGCGGTGGCGTTGCACCATTCGGTATTGCAGGAAAAGGATCACTTCCAAGCTTTGACATCCAGTGGTATGCAAAAGGTGGTGTCATGACGAAGCCGACAATCTTCGGAGCATCAGGAGGAAATCTGCTAGGTGGAGGAGAAGCAGGAGATGAAGCAATCCTTCCACTGTCCGCTTTATGGGACAAGTTAAGACAATTCATTCAGGAAGAGATAAATCCTGATAATGACCGTGACACAAAATCGGTGGGAAGCGGAATTGTACAGGCTCTTTCAAGAAAAGAAACTAAGACGCTTGAGAAGAAAGACAACAGTGTAACAGAAAAAGAGTTGGAGCGGTATTCGGATAGAAATAGGGGAACAGTGATCGAGAAGCTTGAAATCAGATTGGATGTTGAGAAATTAAAAGACCTTCCAACATTGTTCAAACTGTTGGATGAGCTGAAGGATGCACAGAACTCTTCAGAAGATCCAAAACCTGCTACAGCATAGAAGGGAGGAAAGCCTGATGTTATTGGTTCAGGAAAACACCATGAAACTCGGAGGCGTAAAACTTCCAGGGCAAGTGGAAAAAATCAGTGTATCTGAAACGGCAAGTATCGAAGATATCCAGGATGATAAAGGCAAGACAAAAGCAAATCAGCCGACAGGCTATGAAGCTGCAAAGGTCAGTGTCAAGATAATACTGGAAGATTCAGAGAAGATGACAATAGCACAACAGATCACAACGTACCAAAGGCTTTTCAAACCTTATGGACAGACCAAAGCAAAGCTGTTGAAGTTGGTCGGAGAAGACTTCTCGACAAGAGGAATCTCAAAGGTCTACTTCAAGCAGCTGACACATGACAATACAATTTCCCAAAGTGGAAAGACTGCTACGTTGGAGTTTGTTGCTCCAACGATAGCAGGAATTAAGACAAAGAAAAAGAGTTCTTCTGGAAGTAACAAGAGCAAAAAGAACAATAAAAACGGTAAAAGCAAAAAGAACACCGGAAAGAGTCCAACAAAGAATAAACGTAACACAGCAAATGCGAAGTCTAAAGCAAGGCAGCTGACAAAGTAGGAGGTCTGAAGCATGGGATATAAAAAACTAATATCTCCGGAGTTTAAGATCAGTACATCAAAATATGAGATCACAAGCGGAATGGAAGTGGAATGTTTCAGCAGCAGAGAAGCTAGATCAGACTGGTGCAGAGTGGAGCTGACAACACAGCTTCAGAATATTGTCACTTATGAGGATATGGAAGAGGTACAGGTCGAACTTGGATATGAAGGTGATTATGATGTGCTGCTTCCAGGCTATTGCAGAAAGACGGACAATGACTACTGGAAGGAAATCATGATCCGAGATGACATGATAAAGCTTGAGAGAATCACAATTAAGCAGACCTTCCTTGACTGTACACCGCAGGATGTCATCAAATATATCCTGACACAGGCAGGAGTGAGCAACTATCAGCTGTCAGAAGAGGAATATGGAAAGAAGAGCACGTTCCTGGTAAACAAGCAAAATGGAATCAAGGCAATCATGGAACTTAACAGTACGTGGGGAATTGAAAATGACTTCTTCTTCAGAGACCGAATCTTTTACTGGGGATGTACACCAAAGCAGGAAACCATCTATATACTGGAAGAGAATGAGAACATACTCTCCATGAAGAAATACGGAGACCTGTGGGAGATTGAAACACTAGGAGTACCTTGGATACACCACAGTCAGGAGATTGAGGTATCACATTCCAAGTACACAGGAACGGTGAAGGTTGAAAAGACCATCATCAGAAGTGACTCCAAAGGCTACACAAGAATGTATATCTATTTCAAGGGAGGATGATGAGATGTCGGATATGCTTGAGGTCTTTGTAAAGAAGACAATGGAAAAGGAAATTAAAGAGAACTATCCACATATTCAGAATCCTCCTGGAATGTATGCAAAGGTTGTCAGGGTAACAGAGACAGCTGGAACATACACCTGTGTTCTCAAAATTCTTGACAAAACAATGAACACAAATGAAGACTTCCCGGAGATACCTGGTGTGAAAACAGATATCGCATTCGAGAAGGGTGACATTGCCGTTGTACTCCTTTTATACGGAGGGAGCGGAGTGTTCATACTTGGGAGGTATGAGACATGACAATAGTTGGAGAAGACTGCACTGACATCATGCTTGATGAGAATGGTCAGCCTGTGGCAGATGAGAATGGAGAGTTCAAAACAGTCAGAGGAGATGAATGTTGGGAGCAAGACTTGAGACTGGAAACACAGACCGAAGAGGGAGAGCTTTTCTATGAGGATGAAGATGGAGATGAAGCGTATGGATTCGGATTTCTGGACTTCGCTCATGGAGAGGATGACGAACTCACAAGGATGGAGATTGGTCAGAGAGTCAGAGATAAATTGGCGAAAAGGGAATACCTGGATCAGCGAAAGACAATGCAGAACATATCATTTGAAAATGGAGTATTCATTGACCAGATCAGTGTGGCGAAACAGGATTCCAAAGAAGAATATAACATCGAATTATCAACAAATGAAGTGGAGGTGGAAACGGAATGATAGATGAAGAAATTCTTGATAAGGTCTGCCCGATACCAGATGAGGATGAGACAATGGAAGAAATCAAGGGAAAACTTGGTGAAGAAGGATTCATCATAAACAACTTCAATAAAGGTGGAATCTTCTACATTATCATCCGGATATTCGTCCTCATATATATAGATATCAAAAGACTTGCCAGGTCAATCATCAACAACCTATTTATCAAACATGCAGAGGGTGACTGGTTGGAGATCAAAGTCGCAGATGTCGGAAAAAAAAGAAAAGAAGCAATTAAAACAAGGGGATATGTCACTCTGTATAGGGATGACTACCAGAACGCTCTTCAGATCACAAAGGGACACATGTTCAAAACACTTCCAGATGTAAATGGAAAAGAGCTGAAGTTCTATGTGCTTGATACAACTGTCATAGGAGCAGGAGAAAAGAGTGGAAAGGTACTTGTTGAGGCTGAATCGCCTGGAACAGGATACAATGTCTCAACTGGGAAGATAACAGTATCAATGATTCACCTTGACGGAGTTGTCTCTGTAAGCAATGAAGAGGGATGGCTATATGAAGAGGGAGCAGATATCGAAGACCTGGAAGATTTACGAACCAGGGCAGAGGATGCCTGGTCTGAATTGGCAGAAAGAACCACAGAGGAAAAACTGATAAATGTATCAAAGAAGGTGAGTGGTGTTCTTGATGTCAGAGTGGATGCACAGCATCCAAGAGGTCAGGGAACCACGAATATCATCATCACAAGTACATCAGGCGAAGCCACACAGGAACTGCTTAAGAAGGTAGAAAATGCAACAGCATACCTGAAGGGAAATTATGATGACTTCTTATATAAGTCATCCACGATTGTCAATGTGGATATCAAGCTGACACTGTACATTGCAAAAGATGCATCCACGGATGGAGTTCAGCAGACAGCAGAAAAGACCATTGAGAAGTTTATGCAGCTTAGTTCCAGAGAAGAACTGAATTGTCTGTATATGGATGATATCAGATATGCCCTGAAGAGCGACATCGAGACATACAAAAGGGCAGAAATCAGTTCTCCTGATGGAGACATAGAACTGGACAAGGGAAAGGTCATAATGCTTGGAGGCATTGAGGTGATAGTGAAGAATGTGGGAGGTGCATAATCATGTTTGAAAAATTTTGTGATTATATGTACTACCTGCTCACATCACCATTCAAGAAGATTAAGAAAAGCAAGAATCAATGGTACAAGCTTTTTAAGGTCTTGGGAGAATACTTTGATGATGGAATGGAGAGCATCGAGAAGGCACGTGAGCAGACAATGCTTGCAACCTGTGATGTTGAGATGCTACCAGTACATGCAGCAGATAGGAAGCTGACCAAATACACAGGAGAAGAGGATGAAAACTTCAGGAGCAGGATTGCAAACTACACAGAGGTGTGCAGACTGGGAGGAACTGATCCAGGACTGATACTTGCAGTGAAGGCTCTTGGATATCCGAACCCAGAGAAGATTATGGCTAATGTCTTGAATGGTCGTGTCTATTATGAAACAGATGGATCATGGATTCTGGATGGAAGCCGTAACCTAGAAGCAGGAGAACTCGAAGACAGATGGGCGGAGTTCTATATTGTCAATAATATGAGTGTGGATGACGAGCATCCAGTGTCAACAGCAATACTGAAGAAAGAGGTCAGGAGAGTCAAAGAGGTTGGAGCAAAGGACAATTATCTATTTAGGTATAGTCTGGCTGTCCATGAACCACACTCCACTGGTTCCAGGGTAGACTATTGGTGGAAAATCTTCTACTGGTCATATAGGAAGACTGACGGACACTGGAATACAGATGGACAGTATATGCTAGACAGCAGCATCAGCAATTATCCGGTGAAAATCGGATTCAGATACAAAGGATTTTTGAACTTTCCACATGAGAGTGGAAACGTGAAAGGCTCTTACACCGTACAGATAGAGGAGCAAGAGGAACAGGTAACAAAGTCTGAAGAGTATTCATTGCCGACTTTCTTTTATGAGTATAAGAAGACGGATGGAACGTGGATGCTAGACGGAAGTGTTCTGATGAATACAGACAGAACAGACTTCAAGCGCAAGGATGCCTTCAGAGCATCTGTCACGCATGAAGAAAGCATAAAAGAAGTAAGATGGCACAATCAACATAATCTATTCTATCTTGATGGCTCCTGGCTAACAGATGGCAGTAAGATAGTGGATGCATATGAACACACAATCATCATTGGATTTGATCTTCATTATCTGGATGGAACATGGACTCTGGATGGAAAGATTTTTCTGGATGGGATTGAGAATCAGGAGGTAGCGTGATATGAAGAATGTTATCACAAAAGTAAGAAGACAGAAGATGGCTGAAGCAAGCCATACAACAGGCAAACTTGCCAAGGCAAAATGGATCGCTCTTGGATCAGGAGGAGTGGATGCAAGTGGAAACATCATCACACCACTTGCAGATAATGTGAAACTCTATCATGAGGTGATTCGTAAGGAGTACACTTCATCAGCAAAGACATCTGATACCAGTTATGAATATACAATCAAACTGGAAGAGGATGAACTTGTTGGTACCGAGATTTCAGAGATGGCTCTGATTGATGCAGAGGGTGATGTCATTGCATTCTCTAACTTCCTTCGTAAAGGTAAGGATGAGACAGAGACAACATTCACAATCGAAGATAATTATTAAGAGGGAGGACTAAATAATGGCAAATTTAGCGGTAACATCACAATTCAACACAGCAATGGAAGCAATGACAACAAAGACACCAGGACACTGTGACCAGTGGAACTCAAGACATGAGCAGCTTCTTGGAAATGACCAGTACCTGAAGGATCAAATGGACAAGATGCTTGTAAATGGAGCAGGAAGTCACAATGCAATCTATAGAGGGAAGAACCTGACAAACATCTACACAGTGGATCAGATATGTGCAATGATTTCAGATGGAACATTCAGTGATCTATTCATCGGTGACTATTTTGATGTATCAATTAACACTTCTATTGGTGGAACAGAGACAGTCAGATGCGTGATTGCAGACTTAGATACATTTGTTCTAAATGGTGATACAGCAGTATCAAAGCATCATGCGGTCATTGTTCCAAAGGACTGCTTCAAGACCACAGCAAAGATGAATGATACTAATGTCACAACAGGCGGATATGTAGGTTCAAAAATGGTGACAACAACACTTCCAATTTACGCTACAGCCTTGCAAACAGCTCTAAAAAATCATATAATAACACACAGGTCACTGCTCACCAACAGTGTTGCTACAACAGGCAATTCAAACGCAGGAGCAGGACATGTCGGTTACTCGAACAACTGGGCGTGGACAGATACATTATTGAGCCTGATGAGTGAAATTCAGCTCTATGGTTCGACAGTATTGAGTTCTTCCTTTTTCGATACAGGAGAGCGTAACACACAGTTTAATCTGTTCAGACACAATCCGGCTGCGAAAATCGCAGGACAGGGACATGGTGGCGGAAGAATGTGGTATTGGCTTAGTGCCGTTGTGTCGGCTTCGGCGTTCGCTTATTGTTACGTTGATGGTAATAGTAACAATAATATCG